CTGTCTACGAGTAATAACGCTCTGATCATCGCCGAATCTGGCAACGTCAATGCCTAAAGTTTTAGGAGCAAACCCCCAAATGTCCTCGGTCAGTGAGTTTTGCTGTGCTGACCTCACCAAATCAGATGGAATAAACTGAGCTGAACCCGCACGAGGGAAAACCCCTCTGACTCTGACTCGAACAAAATCAGAATCCTCCCCGAAATCTTCGACCCAAGTATTGAGCAACTCTTTGTTGGTTCCAGCAACGTCTCGACTGTCAATCGTGCGTGTAATCCACCTGTGCTTGAGCCGTCCAAAACACTCAAAAAAACGCCCGCTGTTACGGGTCGGGTTACCAAAAGCAAAACGCATGGGTTCCCCATCGGTTAGGCCGCCATCGGAAACCTCCCAAATTTTATTTGGAATTGCGCTGGCCTCGTCAAACAAATAAAAAGGCGTGGATGTAGCCGCATGGAGTCCGGCAAAAGATTCGCTATTCTCCTCTCGGCAAGTTTGCGCGTCAACGCGCCAAGTGTGCTGATGGTCCTTATGCAGCAGGTTCATGTTGCCTTTGGATGAGTTGTAAATAAACCAATCCTTTGTGACGCACATAGACAGCCACTTGCCCAACTCTGACCACGTTTTAGTTTTAAGCTGATCAGAAGTGTTTGAGGTGACGATACCTTTGCAATGAGGCCTAGTAGAAGCAATAAACAATATAATCCAGCTACTTAGTGCCGACTTGCCTATCCCGTGGCCAGAAGAAATAGCAAACTGCAACGGATCAACAGCATGCACGCCATCAAACCTACGCTGTTTAATGTTTTTTCCCCATTCTTCTAAAAACTCCCACTGCCAGAGCCGAGGCCCGTTGAAATTGGCAAGCTGCCCTTCTTCACCCCAAGGGAAAGAGAACAACACAAAGCCTAGCGGGTCGTCATAAAATTTACTGATTTCTTCTGCAAGTATGATGTTATGGTCTTTTTTTGCTGCCATGATGTCAATATAATGACTTTGTGAGAAAAAGGAAAGTCCAGAACTTAGATTTGATATAGTTTAAATTTATGTGTAGTTGTATAAAAAACTTATAGGAGAATTTATTATGGCAGCTAAAAAGAAAACTGGTAAAGGCAAAAGTTCAAAAAGCAAAAGCTCCAGCAGCAAAAAAACAGCAATGGTTCGGGGCACAAGTCGCAGGGGCAAGGGGAAAGCATGATTCCATTAACCGCCATTTTTCTGATAATCGGAACTGTGGTCGTGAGTGCCTTTTTGCCCTCAGAGTGGGTGATTGATCGTAATGCGTTGCTGAATCAACTGGTTAGCGCACTGTGTCTACTCGGTTGGATATCGGAGACTAAGAGCAAAAGCGGTAGCAAAAAAAGGAAATGCGCCCTTTTTGTCATGCTTGGGTTTTGTGCTTGGACCGCTGTGAGTCGTCCCTTCTTGGAGCTGAGCGACAAGTTTGTCAGGGTTGAAGCAATCATTTTTGCTCTTTTGGTACTAGCCGCTCTGTTCGTAGGGGGTTACTACAGTGGAACTGGAACAAGCAGAACTTGAAGCTCTTGCCGACAGGATCGCCCAGAAAACCGCCGAACAAACAAGAGCCGAGATATTCTCTTTACTCGGATTTAATGACGATGATAAAGGGCGTGAAAGTCTCAAGGAGCTGGGAGATTTAGCCCGGCTGTTTAAAGATTTTAACCACGAGCTGAGAAAAAAAAGCATATCCGGCGTTATCTCGACAGTCGGATGGATCGTAAAACTCACGATCATTGGAGCCATAGCCTACTGTGCTATTAAACTCGGAGTAACCATTAAATAAAAAAACCCTCTTGGCCCGAAAGCTGAGAGGGTTTTCTATTTAAAGAATGTTTTTATTATTATGTACGCCAAAAATGGACCAAATTTTAACCAACAGTCCGTAATCTATCCAAAATTGCCGCAACCTACACATCACTTTTTTTATTTAAAACGCTTAGAGCGCAGATTTGAAAGCCGTTTTGTTTATGTTTTGCTCCATAATACCCCGAACCTCCATTTTTTAATCCTCCGGCTTATCACGTTTAGCTGCTCTAGCCCGTCCCATTTCCAGAGCCGAAGTGATCGAGAGGTCGCCATTCACGTTCGCGTCAACTGTCTGACGATCTTTATAAACATCCGGCATGCGGTTATTCAACCAATATCTAATTGAATTTGGGTTAGGAGGATTTTTCCTTGTTATTTTTTTCGTGACAACTAAACTTGGGTCAAAAGTATTTTCTTCCTCTAAAAGCTGGCGACAATCTGCTAAATATTCTTCAATCTTTTTAAGCCTTTCCTCTGAATATCCTGAACAATTAGGATACCAATCCGCAAATATCCTGTCCTTTTTGCTACTGTTGCACCGCTGGCAGCAAGGCAAAACATTTCCAAACTCAAGTTTGCCACCCTTAGACAAGGGGACAAAATGGTCTTTAGTCAATTTAGAGTTGCTATCGCCGCAATAGGCGCAAGTATTGTCAAAAAAACTTTTTGCATCGTCCCAATCTTCGGGAGTAAAGGTTTCACCACGCTCTCTCAAGCGAGTAAGCCCATTTCCAGCGGTGAGTTCCTCGACAATCTCATAGGACACATAACCCAAGGCCGATTCGTACAAACTTCTCTCGACTCTCTGGTCCGCTTCCTTCTTCCAATCCCTTAGGGACTCGCGAAACGAACTGTGCTTTCCTTTCCATCTGTGCCACGTTGAAATGTCGACTTCAAAAAAATCAGCCATTTCCTGATCAGTCCAACCCGCTTTAGCGAGTTTAGAAACCTGCTCAAGATCAACGCCACCATATTTGCTTGGCCTTCCACCTTTGTTTTTCTCTGCCATGTATCCCTCACTTTTCATTTTTTAAACGCTTAGAATCTAAAATTTGAGTGCAATTTTTTGCACAAGTAGCTATTACATTAAAACTTTGTCCTCTTTGCGTCAAATCACCACTTTTCACCAAGTTTTTTTAGCCTCTCAATGGCTCGATCTTGATCGTCTACGCACTCTTCAAAATCTCCACACTCGTTCACTGTGACCGGTTCACTCGTCCACTGTGAACGACAAACAGAAAAAGAACACTGATAGGTCATTTTCCCGAGAGTTCTTTTGATTATTTTTTTATCCTCCAGTTCTTTCATAGCTCGACGCACAGAACTGATAGAGAATCCTGTTTCCTGAGCTATAGTTGCCTGAGCTGGGTTGCATCGTTCTGTTTTTACATTATAGTGCCAGATTAGACAAAGAAGGACGGCTTTTGGAGCTGGCTTCATTTCTAGCGAGTATGCCCACTGTTGCAGCGTAAATTTTTTAGCCGTTTTCATTTCTGAATAATAAGTATATTTTTTTATCTCGTCAAAGAAAAGCCCCCACGTTAAGCGGGGGCTAACCGAGAACCAAGTCGACCATCTCTTTTGGTAGGGGCTTATTGTAGTGGAACGTGTACATAAACCAGCGGCAAAAAGTCTTCGGCATTTAAGTAAGCTGGTTCAACAATTTCTTTCACAGTTAACGCAGTAGAATCAAGAGGGTAAATACTATGCCCTTCTTTGTCACAAGGCATAACGTGTATCTCTTCAACCCTATCGTTTTTTTCTACTTCAAATACTCCCCATTCTTCTTTCATTTGCTTTTACCTTTAGGGGTTAAGTTTGTTCTCAAGTTCTCTTTTAGCTCCGCACATATCACAAGTAAACACCGTCACTTTTTCTACCTCAGTCTTTTCAACTTCCCTTTTCACGACTTCAAAGCTCATTTAAACATCTTCCGCTGATTCTAGTGCATGATAAGCCAAATTTATTACTTTTTTAGAATATTTATTTATCGGGGCGGGCATTTTCATCAGCTTCTCTAAAGCCTCAGCCAGAATTACCACGCGTTTGGCTTGGGTTGCCAGTTCCATGTCACTGTCGTTTTCAATGCATTCTCCTCGTTGTTTAGCAGTCTCTAGTGAGTTGATAACAATTACCGCGTCTTGTTTGACTTTCACTTTACAACCCCCCACTCGCAGCAACTTTCGTCAAATTCCATTTCAGAATTAGCGTCCAGCCATTTCAGGATCATGCGGCGACACAGGTTAGATTTGCTGTTTCCGGTGCGCTTGGCCTCCGCTTCGATGTAGTCAATTACCTCACATGGCAGGGTGACATAGACCCTGTGCAATTTTTGAACATCATCGCTCATTACATTTCCTCCTTTACTTTTTTTGAAACACACCTACCCATCACAACCCCCAACCATTGCCTCGGTGGGGTTCTGGGATGTTGCTATAAAATTTTCAATCCACTCACCCAACCGATGTATAGCAGGTACTGCCATGCTGTTTCCTAGAGATTGATACCTATGCCCGTCGGGACATTCCTCTACTGGCTTGCCGTTCCATGGAATGCGGGTGTAATTGTCCTCAAATCCTTGGAGGCGTTCACACTCGACGGGAGTTAAGCGGCGGATTTTAGACGTTGAAATACATTGATTCACAACTCCACCGCCTGAACCACTTCGTAAACTAGCCGCATCATTTTGAGTAAAAGCAATTAGGTCAGATGCCCCTTTATAGTCCCTAGCGTTTACCATACTAGCTACAGGACTAGTCCCATATTCACTACTTGATTGGCGGTCGAACGTTTGTACAAGTCCAGCCCCACCCTGTGAGAATAGTTCCTGATTACTAGCACCGATACCTCCCGTGTTATGGGACTGACTTAAGGACGGGTGGGGTCCACCTTCCCAGTGAGAAACAATATTTTGTCCGCGGTCAGCACATGCACTTAAATCATGCCTTGCACTTATCGTTCCAGCTACTTCCCCATATTGAGAAACTACGAAATGGTTTTGAGCTGCGCCCTCTGGTCTTCCTCCCGCACCACCTGTAAAAGAGCATCGGCTAATTGTGCCGGCAACGTCTTCCCTCGTTTTTCTGCTCGGCGGAGTATCCCGGCGCATGCAGCCGCACTCAAAAAGTATTTCTCTGGGATCTGCCCCGTTTCGAGGACTTGCCATAACGAACACACGCTTGCGTCGCTGGGCCAATCCGAAAAACTGAGCGTCAAGCACCCGCCATGCAATTGTTCTTTTGGGACCAGCAACCCAACCTGAGTGGGGCCACTTTGGAATATGTCTCCGTGTTTTTCTATCCCATCTCCAAAATTTCGAACTCTTGCCCATTTGCGGGACTGGTCCGGGGAAAACAGTTTCTCTGTGCCCGGACAATGCTCCGAGAAAGCATCCGAAGGCGTTATCCCTGGTGCTGAGTACTCCGGGAACGTTTTCCCAAATAGCGAAAGCTGGCTTGATTGCATCACATAATTCCACAAATTTTAGAGTAAGGTTCCCACGTTCATCGTCCAGAGACCTACGCTTTCCAGCTACTGAAAAAGACTGGCACGGAGTTCCGCCGATAAGCACATCCACTTTCCCGGCGTATTTGGAACCGTCGATTTTGGTCATGTCTCCCAGATTCGGAACATCGGGATAATGATGCTGAAGGACGGCACTAGGGAAGGGCTCTATTTCAGAGAAAAAAATCGGTTCCCATCCCAATGGCCCCCAAGCGGCACTAGGGGCTTCAATCCCGGAACATACGGAGGCATAGCGAAGATTAAGCATTTTTCCGCCACCCTTCCGGTTTCTCGCACCGCTTAGCCTTGGCAATCTCAACACGGTTACGGATGATTTCATCATCTCTTTTTGTAACACACCTACCGCAAATATACCCAGACCCATCATCCCGCATGTCCTCAACCTCTCCCAGTTTCCCGCACGAAGAGCAGGAAAGAATGTCATACTGGCAGAGCTTCGACCGCAAAAGCTCGCGGAGCATAGCCGACCAATTTCCGTTGTGTTCAGAGTTGGCAACTATTTGACCGTACTTGATGTAATCTTCTGGCATCGTGAACGATTTTGACACTGTAATCATTTTTCAACCTCCTTTTGTTTCACTCACAATATTATAACAATATTATATTGTCAAAAGAAAAGGGTAAAAAAAAGCCCCGGCTTTTAAACCGAGGCTGGTTGATCTATCGTATTTGTACCGCGCCCCTTATTTACGAGGCGCGGCAGTCAAACAGGGTGTTCGGGGTCGGGATGGGAGGAAGCCGTCACCCGATCTACGAAAGGAGGTGTGTACGGTAGGAAATCTTTTATACTGATCAACATGTATAGACTCTACAGGTTTTTACGGGTTTGGTCAAGGTTATTTCAAAGCGAGGACAATTGCCCTGAAAAGACTATCCGGTCAACCCTTTCCAGAATCCTTTTAAAAAAGGAATTACAATTAATTCTGACAAAGCATTGCCGACCAATACCGCCCAGAAGATACCCCAAAAGTCTAGATCTATCACTTCTCCCCCTCCTTAATCTTGCGCCGGATTTCCTCGGCGTTGTTTATCACTTGCTGTTTAGTGCTTGCCATTAAAAGAATCTCGCTATGCCCTTTTTTAATCCTTGCCCACCAAACACCATATTTTTTATATGGTTCGGTCATATCATCCCAGCCTCACACCCAGCCGCCAGACATAAGAAAATGATTGCGAATATTGCGGTTTTCATCACTCCTCCATCGCCTCTTTGTAGAGACGGGCTGCTTTTTGTTCGTATTCGTTGCGCTTTTCCCAGCAAGCTTGAGAAAGATCAATATGTTTCCTTATTTATGTTGCATCACGAACTAAGCATGAGGTCGCATCAAGGGGTTTAATAAGGCTTGAAACCTTTAAATCTCTCATGAATAGGCCATTGCTTGAACCATTCATGGTCATTAAAGAAGGCGTTGTTCTCTTCGGTAGAATGGACCTCTTTTGAAGTGTGGTGAACTTCTATACTGTCGTGTTCCTCCTTGACGGACCACAAAGGCTGCCTTGAACTCCAAGCGGCAGAGAGAGTATCCCATACTTTTTTGCCTGTCTTCCAGTTGGCTATTTTGCCATCAATCAGCAGAACGCTTTTGTGTAGTACATATGGGTATTCTTTCATCTTCTCTCTCCTTCTCTACAAGTTCGTTTACTACCTTCGTCACGCCGCCGTGGGCCTTGAGCCAATCCAGATTGCGCGGGGACAGCCTAACCTTTACCTCTACACGTTCGGGGCCTTTCGGTCGTCCGGCCCCCTTGCGTTTACCCCCTTTAGGCATCCTCCCCCCATTGATCTGCCATTGCCAAGGCGATTCCTTTAAAGGTGGTGGACCTTATCTTCCAGCGATCTTTGCTTGGAGGCAAATAGTGAAGCTTTTGCTGCTCTCTTTTGGGAAGCTTTTCCATCTCTGCCTTAACGTTGCTTGTCTCTTTTAGCTTTGGAAGACCTTTCAACCATAGACATGTAGCCTTTTTCTCTGTGTGACCAAACATCCACGGCTGAACTATTTGAGAATAACTTTGCCCTATGACCTCTCTTGCATATTTGTGTTGGATTGGGTTCTCAATGCAAATCTTAGGTATGTCAAACTCTAAAAGTGTCTTAAAAAAAAGAGCACCTTCTCTCATTTTATCCCACCTAGAGGCATCTTTATGTAGCCAGCAAACACCGCTGTTAGACAAAAAAGTACAAGGAGGGTGAGCTATCATCAAATCAAACCCGCCCCCTATGATGTCAAAAACGTTCCCTTGATAATGTGGACCCTTTGATTCCGTAGGAAGCAGGTCGCAAGAAATAGCCTCGTGTCCTTTTGCAATAAAGGCATCTCTTACTGTTCCGCTAAACTCGCAGGCAACAAGAACTTTCACCTTCTTCTCTCCTTCTCTACAAGTTCGTTTACTACCTTCGTCACGCCGCCGTGGGCCTTGAGCCACTTGAAGTTGGCGGGGGTGAGGTATACGGGCCGCTGTATGGTGCGCGGCCCTCGTACACCCTTTTTGCGCCCTGAGCCTTCTCGTTTGCCGCCGTGTGTGTTTGTCATGCTTCTCCTTTTATCTTATAGACTAACATTATAGTTGGCTTAGTCATGAACATCTGAAGGTTCAACCCTAAAGTGAAGTCTGTCCACGCTAAAAAAGGCGGTAGGCAGTTTAAACAGACTGGCGTCTCTCCCCCACTTCGCTTTGGCCTCGGCTTCTGTTTCGATTACCTCAGAAATCATCTTTTCCTCTATTTCGTGTTCTGAAATAAACTTTCCGCACTCCATGCAGGCGTGAAAGCAGGCAGACGAAAAGGAGGTAAAGTGCGTGTCCGACCTAAAAGAACTTGCCATAAACTCATGTGCTGTAAATATAATCATTTTTCATTCCTTTGTTTTGTGGATTTTATCCCGTTTCGTTAAATACACTATGCGCTTACTTCGAAAGCTTGTCAATATCTTTTTTTCAAGTTTGTGTGAAACAATAGCACTCAGCCCGCCCCCACCAAAAAGGGGGCGAGGCGGTTGACTAAGCAAGGAACACCCTATATAAACAAAGGACGTAAGCAACAATTTAACTAACGAGGCGAAAAAATGATTGCAAAGTTTAATTGCGGAAATGGTAGCTGGAAGCTGATGGAGTGCATGGAAGTTTTGACCTTGGGCGAGACTGAAAAAGAGTTCGAAGCCCTGACAGGTTGCTATGTATTTATTCCAGACGCAAAAAACAATCTTAAGGGAGTGAAGGAAGTTCTTCTTACACGCCAGAATGGGCAGTCAGACACGGTCCTTTATGGTTTCGATGCCTACCTTATGAATGACCAAGGAGACACGATTCAAGCCCTGTAAACAGCACTACAGACCAGATAGACCCCGCCAGCTTATGTTGGCGGGTTTTTTTGTGCGAGGCGGTTGGGGTTGACGAGTGGTGAGCTAGCGTGGGCCTGTATTCCAGCCATGAGACACACAAAAACTATTGCAAAAATTGCTTTCTTCATAAAAAAAACCTCCTTTATTTTTTCATCATTTTACCGACTATAGGCGCAATTAACCAGCGCAGACCAAATGTCGCTGCAACGATCCCCAGCAATATTACAACATACCACGTTGGAGTGTTTTGATCTAAAAACTTAAAACCCCTTTCGACATATGGCTGTGCTGATGGTATAAAACACCCCACAAATGGAGCAATAAAAATCAGCATAAGCAATTCATCTTTCCATGAATTTTTCATCTGCTCCTGCGCTCTTTTGTCCCAATCTGCCTCTATTTTTTGCCCATTCTTTGCCGCTTCGACAAGAGCCTGAGCGTTGATTTTGCGTATTTCGATGTCTCCCTGCGCTGCTATAGTTTTACGCTTTGCTCCCTCCTTAAAGGGGAAAGCTATAGCATCAACTACCGCCGTAAAAGGGGCGGCTAAAACTGTCCACCAAGCCATATCTATTCTCCCAAATTACCTTGATTTATTTTGTATTTGTCAGATGCACAGACAACGTTGACCCAGATAGCCAGAAAAATTCCGACAATACAAGGCCATCCAAAAGGATTACTCCAAAAAACTAGGCTCGTTAACGCAGTAAAAACCACGAAACTGATAAAAAGCATAATAATATTCATTCTATTTCCTGTAAATTAAAGGGTGAATAAATCAACTTCCGACTACCTTTACGGATATTTCAGCTTCTTTTGATCCTTCCATTGCATGAGAAAATTTAGACAAGGCTCTCCTGCTATCTAAAACTGCTCTTTTGCCATTGAGAGAACCGATAGCATTGCCTGTAAGCGGACACCCTTCGGTATCTTCCACAGTGTTACCGGCATGAATACGCACATAAGAACGCTGCGGCACATTTTGTATGGTCCAAAGCCTGCGCCCCTTCAATGGAGAATATTCCAGAACCAGAGGATAACTTCCTTCCGGTATGCACGAAACATCCTTTCTATTGTCTCGCCACGGCTCCTCTAGCGTCCAGCACACCGCTTTACCGTCAACTTTGAGCACGCCAATGGTGGCTTTGTCGTCCTGCTCTACTCTGATCAATTCAACCTTTTTCATTTATTCCCTCCTTGATTGCCCCAATCGCTTTTAGGTTCAAATACCACTCAATCACACATTTGGCTTCTTCGAATGAATAGCATACGGCAACATGATGAGCTGCATGCTGCATCTTGTTGATCCAATCCCACTGGTTCTCTGTAGGCTTGTTGCTGTCTACCTTCATTTCAATCCATAATCCAATAAAGCACCCTTTAGACACTGGCAAATGCACATCGCTAACCCCAGACTTAAGACCTTCTGCTTTCATGTATTTGGCTGCGGCTATACTACGCTTACCAGCATTAGGAATAGCGTACAAACAAGCCAATTCCGGAAACTTTTTCTCTTGCAATCTAGCCCACTTAAATAGAGCTACCTGCTCTTCGTGCTCTTTGGGTTTATTCTTTTTGCGCATTGCGTACTTACTTTTTGCCATCTTCCAACAACCTCCTGTTTTTAATTTTCAACCGACCGTCCGTAATTCTTTTCAAAACAGCCGCCTTCGTCCACCCGCAATGCCCCGCCGGAGCATCAAGCGGATATCACCACCTTTTATTTTTGTTTCTGCCGTTCCAGCAAGTGTGCAGCTTGCAGAAGTCGGGGAACATCTTTTCCATTTCTGCTATGGTGTATCTCATTACAAAAAAGAGATCGCTACCGAAACAGGAATAAAAATAGTCGCCCAAATAGCCCTGCCTCCAGCTCCCCATACTCTGGGGTCAAAATCCCAAGCGCAGAATGCGCCGATCAAATACGAAAAGAACATTAAAGACACAAATAATAATAAATTTTTTTTCATCCTACCTACTCCATCGTAAAAAGTTCAAAAAGCCAGTTCCAGCAATCTTTAGATTTGGTTGTTTCTTTCATAAAACCATCCCATAAAAGAGACCCCGGGCCTGTTCGCTTAAATAAACAACCTGCTTCCTGCCGTTCATATTCTCTCAAAGGCAAATCTCGATAAGGCCAGTAGCAACCATGAAATCCATCTTCGTCCACAGAAGTAGACCCTTCTTCACCACAGTTGACACAGCGCAAAGTATCCCCGTCATAGCAAAATCCTTCTTCAAGCTCGTTGTAAACTTCAACGCTGGACCCGCACCTTGGGCAATCCTCTCCGCAATCAAATTCTTTCCACTCTTTTACCATTCTTCCTTCCCCCTTGCGCACACTTCATACTGTCCGCTGATCCACAATTCGTGATTCTCTTTGCTGGTCTGCACCAACACACCACAAGTTAAATTCTGCACCACAACACCTATTTTATTGCTATGGCGGTTTTTGCAAAAAGTTACGGTCATATTCTTAATTCCTGATTAGCAAGTTGTGAGTTGTTGTAAGCTTCAATCTCTCTGACTCTCTGAGATGCAACTTTATCCCTAGCTTTGCGCTGTTCTTCGGTAATGTGTGCCCAAGGATGAACTATTTCAAGGTGTCCACGGTTGAACCGGTAATCCAATTGCATTCCATCTGGGTGCGATCTGTCGTCAATGGGGTCTTTGCATTTAACGATGGTGGCCGTTCTGAGGTGAGTTTCTTTGCTGTACCCAACCGTAATAGTCAGGCGTGCGCGGTGGTTTGAAAACTGGCCGCCAACCCCGTATTCAGAATTCTTGCCCTTCTGGGTTAAAACAATTGCAATCCCGTTCCTTAATCGCTGGTGAATCAAATCAATAAATCTACCCATGTTCCAAAAATCACCGATAACTTCAAGATAGTCGATTACGTTAAAGCCGTCCGGGTCAATTACGTCATGATAATTTTCATACCATGGATAGACGTTAAACCCTTGCCATTTATCAGGTTGACCCATGAAGGCCGTTCTTTTGCGAACCTCCTTTGGGGAAAGTTCACAAGTGAAATATTCTATCGAGTCGTGACAACCTCCGTTCTGTCTAAGATTATGAAAAGCTATTCTCATTCCCAAATCTGTTTTACCTGAGTTAGATTCACCCTGAATACAAATTACGTTCTGAGGTGAAAATTCAGCCATACGATGCAGATTGAGGGGCAACCAGATTGGATAAGGAGATGTGCTTGCCTCAATCCAGTTCATAGGCTCCGGCCTTTTGTTCACTAAACGATAAAATCCATTTTTCATCCCAACAGGCTCTATCAGACGATCATCCCTAAAATCTGACAACAGCCGGTCTCTAAATTCTGTGTTTTCAATCCCCAATTCTTTACCAAAAACAAAAGCGCTAAACTGTCCTGTTGTGGATTTAACCCATTTCTTAGCCAGCTTAACCAGCCGTAACACATCTTGTTCAGTAACAGACATCGTTTTCAACTCTCCATTCTAAAACCCTGTATGAATATTTCCAAGCCCACTCTGGCTCGTCTTCCGGTTCATTCAGCATAAACAATGCCGTTATTAACTGACTCCCAGAAAGATACTCCTCGACCATTTCCTCTCTATTTTTTGTTTCGTCCTCCATTAGCGCATAAACTCTCTCTGGCGAGACTTTTTTACTTTCCCTACTCAGTGTTCGGATTGCCTTAAAAATTCCGTGAGAGAGCAAGCTGGGCAGAAATAGCGTTGCATCTACCTCTTCTGACAACACCGGATTAGCCATCAACACCCGCAAACAGTCTTCACGCAATTTTGCGTTGCTGTAATTCGGGTTTTGGCAAAGGTCCCAGAAAAAGCTATCTGGCATTTATCAAAGTCCTGCGATATGCGGTCAAAATATTGCAAAATTTAGACTGTCCGTTGCTCTTGCTTTTCTTGTCTAATCCTCCAAGTGAACGAAGCTGATCTTGCCAGAAAGAGTCTTTCATACCCCATTCAAGGGTAGACCTTACTGTTTCTCCGTCAAACCCTTGAACCCTGATAAGGTTGTCCAGAACTTTAGCCCCGGCCTTAATCGAAGCCTGATTTACCGTTACAAGTTTGCCCAGCGTTTCTTGCTGCTTGCTGAGAAACCATTCAGAGTAGGCAAAGTATTTCGCCCATTGTTCAGGAGGAACTTTTCTACACAATCCCTCTAACTTTCCCGAAGGCCCGAAAGGGTCATCGGTAGATATATTAAGATGACTCTCTTTATATATAGAAGGAGAGGCACTATCTTGCCACTCATGATCGGCACTATCTTGCCGCTCTTGATCGGCAATGAAAATTTCCATCCATTCATGATGCAAGAACAAGTAGTAGTTGGGCTTGCCCATTCCTTGACGGACAGCCTTTAAAAGCTTATGTTCTACAAGTTCGCTTAAGCAGTTTCTTACTTGCCTTTCCTTTAGACCAACCTTTTTGGCGAGAGTGGTTTGTTTCGGGAAGGCTTTTCCGTTTTTGCCAGAGAACTTTGCTAGTCTGGCGTAAACGATTTTAGCACTACTGGACACTTCCGGCCTTTCTATTAGCCAGTCATGCAGCGGTGAGAACCTAAACATTTTGTATGGGTTAATTGCTTTCATTTTAGACAACCTTGATTATAAACTTGATCCTTTTGAACAGTTACATTTTTTACACAAGACTTGAAAGTTTGACCTTTCATTCGACCCGCCTTTAGACAAGGGAACAATGTGGTCTATTTCTAAGAAGTGCTCACTACCACAAATTGCACATTTACCCCCAAGTTCAAGAATAAACTCTTCTCTTTTCTCTTTGTCTTTAAACATTGAGGCAAAAGCAATTCTTTTGCTTTTGTATAGGTGGGCTTCTTTTCTTCTAATCTTGCTGTTTTTTCCAGATGTAACCCTATTGTGAAGGGTTTGAATCATGATGAAAAGAAGTTCCGTTACCTTGTCACATTCAAGCTCTTTGCCATTAAGATAGAAAAGGATGGCATCTAGCAGGTTGGCCTTTTGTTCTGTTGTCAAGTCATCGCAAAAAAAGATAGCGTCTTTGTGAATTTTAATGTGTTCCAAGTTTACCTCACCATAAATTCCATAAGTTTTACAAGATGACCAGACGGCTTTTTATTTCCATTTCTGATCTTGCTGTACCATTCCTCAGACACGCCAAGCTCTTCCGCTACTTTGCGGTGTGTTCCAAACTTAACGAGCAGTTTAGCTGCCAACTTTTCTACTTTTTGGTTTGTCTTCATGAATATTGTTCTATGCTTTTTGTTCAAGGTTGTAAAGAAAAATTTACCCCCGAAAAAGTTTCCTTGATCGGGGGCGGGGGTTAGGCATCTTTTGGCTAGTCTCTTTCTTCCTCGTATTCCTTTTCGCCTTTTTTATAGAATGTGTCCATGTCCTCTTTTGTCACCTCTCCCCATTTGGGGAAGGTCTGTTCTTTTGTGAAGGAGTTAAATCCAAAGCGGATTCTCAGTCCAAGGCTTACGGATCCATCTTCCTTGAAATCGGGCAGTGTTGGTAGTACAATGTATGCGTCATTGTCTTTATAACAAACCTCTTTCCATAAATCATAAAATTCAAACTGTTCGTCTGTCCATCTCCATCGTGGACGCTCCGAAACTCTTTCTCTGCTGTATATGTTTATTCCAACATTCTCCCACCAGCTAAAGGAATTGTCCTCAACGCTCTCAAGGAGGTATTTAGGCCATCCATCATTTGGATTAATTTCGCGAACCCACGACAAGTACCATTTTGTAGGAGGAGCCGAATTCAAGGAAACTAAATCCCCTACTTTTACTCCGTCTTTGTTTGCAAAGTCGCTGGTCCAGTTTACGTGTCCGATTGTCGGAAACGAAAGTATTTCACTCAGTATCTGTACTCTGGCTCTTTCACCCATTCTATCCTCTTACTTTTTAAGTTGTTCTGCCACCCATCGTGAGACACCACTTCTACGTCCCATCCAAACCTGTAAAAAAGAAGCTCTCCTTATGCCATGCCAGAGCTGAGCGCACCAGACGGCACAGCACCGCCCTTGTACGCCGTTAAATCGTTAAGCCTCTCTGTGTAACAGTCTGTCCCTTTCGGGCAGTAATAGTGCCGTTTTAAAACTACAGCACCGCACCTGTGACAACGCGCTCCTGTTTCGACCCGTGGAGATTTAGACTTTTTAGGTTTATTTTTCCCGCGAGTTTTTATTTTTTTTAGCTCTTGATCAAATGTTGCTACTTCAAAAGCTGTTTTTTGACTCACTAAATATTGATCTGAGCCAAAAAATTTTAAGACCAAAAGACGCGAATGTATAGTGTGCCCTTTTCCAAACTCAAAGATTTGATAGGCCAAATTTTTGAGTTTTTTAAATTCTTTCGGGCGCAAAATACACCTTTTGCCTTTGACGATTCCGAATTTATTAACCATGGAAATCCCTTGTCTTCCAAATATAGTCTTCCACGGTCCGGCCGAATATTTTTCGTATTCCTGTTTAGTCATTATCCACCTCGTGGCAGGGCTTGCCGTTGATCAGGTGCGGGGTTGGATTCACGGTCTTATATTTACAGCACACATATTCAGGTGTGCGTTCAAACGCTTTCTCAGCAACAGGACGAGACCATTTCTCATAGTATCTACACCCCTCGCACGAGTCACAAAGCTTTGCAGGGGCTACGTGTTCGTCAATGGCATCAATAGCCCTAACGGTTACACATATAACCTGAATCAATTCTTTGCGTGCCGCCAGAAAATCAGGCTTGTCAGCTTCAAGTTCGTTTTTAGCTTCGTAAACCTCCTGAAAAATGGGGTTCAGGCTTTGCAGCGGGTTGCGTTTATTAGGGTATTTCTTACGAGCGCGGTCTAGTTCAAGTTTGACAAACTCGAAAATTCTTTCGTCTGAGTTCATTCCTACACTCCATACATGGTTAAAAAGTACCAGAACACGCCACAAGCCACCATAAGGCACGCTATTGTTGCAGCGCAATCACAAAGAAATGTTGCACGTTTAAGACGCTCTGAGGACTTGAGGAGTTCCTCGGAAATTTCCATTGATTTTGTTGATTCGTTCAGAGGTTTAATCATATCATTTATTCCTGTTTCACGACTTTTAATTTTTTAATGTTTACGCAGCCACGGTAGCCGTATGTGTAGACGTTCGCGTAAGTTGCCTCCCTGCCGTCTTCGAAAACACGAGGGTAAGGCTTCCCCCTGATCCGCACCGTCACCAGTTTCATGACCCCGCCTACTTTTGCCCACGTGTTGTAGTGGGTGAGGTTGTCGTATGATTTTGGGGTTACTAATTTCATCTATTCCCCCAACAAAACACTTAACGGAACTCCCAGTTTAGCATTATAAAGGTTGATAGTTTTTTTGTTCATTCCCCCACCGTTTAAGTGTTTGCGTACAGCCTCGGAAGATATTCCAAGGCGTTTGGCTACTGCTGGTGCGGTCATTCCCTTGTCAGTAAAGTATTTATTTAGTTTTTCGTTCTTCATGGACAAAACCTACTCCTTGAACGTTATGCTGTCAACAACTTTTTTTTGCATAAAAACAACTTTTGTTCTTGACATCAACTCAAGCTTTGTTATTGTAACCCATCAACAACGAAACGGAGTAAGTAAAAAATGCCTTACGAATTTGACTACAGAAAATTAAAAGACCAAATGACGGGTGAGCCTATCAGCTATGAGGAAGTATCAGAAATAGCGAGGGACGAAGAAGACCGCCGCGAACAGTTGGCAGAAGACCGCAGGGATGCGGATTATTATCGCGATTCGCTAGCAGGAGGGAAAAACGGTGCAGACAATGGCTAGAACTCATGATCATTGCGAAAGATACGCTGAAACCGCCTTCGGGCGCGGAGAGTGCTCAAAACAGGAACAAATGATCAAGGAACAAACAGGGGTCAGCGCAACCGTGACCGTTGCTTGTGACGGTGATGCAAGCGAGTGTCCGTTTTTTAAAAAATGGGAGAAAGAAGAAAATGAGTAAAGAGCTACAGAAGAGAGACAACACCCCGGCAAGCGTAAGCCCCTCCGAAATGATGCAGATTGCCATGCAGTCGGAAGGTGGGCTTGATAAGCTTGAGAAAATGATGGAAATGCAGGAACGCTACGAAGCCAACGAAGCTAAAAAAGCTTACGTCAAGGCCATGGCTGCATTTAAGGCTGATCCTCCACGGATAAACAAGGACCAAAAAGTTGATTTCAAAACCTCAAAAGGGAGAACAACCTACGAACATGCGAGTCTTGCCAATGTTACCAGCAAAATAAACGCTGCGTTGTCTGAGCACGGACTCTCTGCTGGATGGAAAACAGAGCAGGGCAACGGAGGTATATCCGTAACGTGTACTATTACTCACGAAAAAGGACACAGTGAAAGCACAACTCTGATAAGTGCACCAGACCAAAGCGGAGGCAAAAATTCTATTCAGGCTATCGGGTCAACGGTTACGTATCTCCAGAGATATACAATTCTTGCCTTGACTGGGCTTGCGACTCACGAAAACGAAAATGACGGCGCGCCTGTAGAAACAGTCACCCCAGAGCAGATTTCCGAACTAAATGCAGCTATTGACGCTAAGGGTGTTAATCGTGACGCGCTGTTCAACTATCTAGGGATAGGGGAACTGAGTGAACTGTGGTCCTGCAATTTTGATCGTGCGCTTAATGCAATAGCTCAAGCCAAGGGGAGCAAGTAATGATCATAGTCAATGATATAGAACAGGGTTCTCCAGAATGGTTTGCAGCACGCGCCGGAGTACCCTCGGCAAGCTGCTTTGACAAGATAGTGACAAGCAAAGGGGTGCGCTCCAAATCTCGCAAAGATTATTTGTACACTCTCGCTGGTGAGCGCATCCTTGGGACCAAAGCGGAAACTTTCCAAAGTGCCGCCATGGAGCGGGGAATTGAAATGGAAGAGGAGGCTCGTCTATTTTATGAGCTAACCAGCGGAGTTGAAGTGCAGCAAGTCGGCCTTGTCTACCGCAACGACAAAAAACTGTTTTCTTGCTCACCCGATGGGCTTATGGGAAACAAGGGAATTGAAATAAAATGCCCTTCGCTTCATACACATGTCGGCTATTTGCTTGCCGATAAACTGCCCACAAAATACGTGCAGCAGGTCCAAGGTTCCATGCTGGTTACTGGTTTCGACTCTTGGGTGTTCATGTCCTACTATCCCGGCATGCCCACACTGATCATTGAAGTGGAAAGGGACGCAGATTTTTGCGGAAAGCTTGCGGTTGAGCTTGGTTCTTTTTGTATTGATCTGGAAGAAATAACCAAAAAATTAAAGGCGATGTAATGAACGACAAGCAGCGAAAAGTCATATTTCCCATGCTTAAAGAGTGTGGTTGCCCAAACGATGGAGAACGCCGTATCGCGTGGGTAAATGGACTGCTGTTTGCGTTCGGAAAAGACAAACAAATAGCCAGCCTAAACGACCTTGACGAAACACAGGCAAAATGGCTGGCAATACTTTTAAACAAGAGGTTGAATTATGGCGAGCATGAATAAGGCTATACTGATTGGCAGAGTGGGACAAGACCCTGATCTTAAATACACAACAAATGGTCAAGCTGTCTGCAATATATCTGTTGCTACAGACGAAGGATACAAAGACCGCAATTCCGGTCAGAAAGTAGAGAAAACTGAATGGCACAAGGTCCAATGCTGGAGACAGACGGCAGAGTTTGTCGCTAAATACATATCTAAGGGCCGCCTAGTTTTGATTGAAGGAAAGATTCAGACCCGCAAATGGCAGGACCAGAACGGAAATGACCGTTACGCTACTGAAATTTTAGCGCACAACGTTCAAGCCTTGGACCGTGATCCTAATCAGCAAGGTAATCGACAGCAGCAGCAGAGCAATCAAGGCGGTCAACAGCAAGGCGGTTATCAGCAGCAAGGTCAAGGACAACAGCAACAGTACAATCAGCAGCAGGGATACCAGTCGCAGGGACAGCAGCAGAGTGGATTCCTTGACGATGAAGACCTCGGACCTGCATTTCCTTCCGAAGCAAGTGGAATGGACAAAGCCCCGTTTTAATAATCAACCCCCGGCTTTCGGGTCGGGGAAATTTGGGAGACAAGGAAAATGACACCCGTAGAAAAAACAAAAGGAATCGCAATTTGTTCTCTCATTCTCGGCGTAATTGACGATGCATCGCCGTGCAAAATGTTTCCAGATCATGAGGACTGTGAGTTGTATTTTAAGTTTGACAAAGTGGTTAAAATTTAATAAGGTTAATTTGCTTTTGGTGGAACGAAGGCACACATATTTGTTGTTAACAGCCCCTTTCTGTACTGATTCGTCAGTAGTTCCACCGGAGAGGGGTTTATCATTTTAGGAAGGAAAAATGAAAGTTATTAGCCTTGAAGTCGAAAACGTAAAGCGTGTTTCCGCCGCATTCATCGAACCCAATTCTGCTCTTACCTGCATCGGCGGCAAGAATGCACAGGGCAAAAGCTCCGTGCTTGATTCCATCGTGTTTGCGCTGGCTGGCGGCAAGAAGATTGACGCAAAGCCCCTCCGGGACGGCGAGAGCAAAGGCAAGATCGTGCTTGACCTTGGAGAATACCTCGTAACCCGCCGATTCACCGAAAAAGGCACAAGCCTTAAGGTTCAGGGCAAAGAGGATGAAGAAGGCACAAGGCCTGTATATTCTTCCGGCCAAAAGCTGCTGGACAAGTTCTTCAACGACTTTTCTTTTGACCCGGTATCCTTTGTCGGCCTCAAACCCAAAGCCCAGCTTGAACAGGTTAAAGCCCTTGTCGGTCTTGATTTTTCAGACCTTGACGAAAAGCGCAAGGCCTACTTTGACGAAAGAACCGAAGTCGGCAGGCAGGGCAAAAAAGTTGCTGGACAGCTTGAAAGCTTGTACTTCAGTGATTCTGCCCCAGAAAAAGAAGTGTCTTCCTCCGAAATATTCAAGCGGTTGCAAACTGCCAATGATCACAACCGGAAATGCGATCAGGCCGAATCAGCCCTTTTGGATTGGCACAAACTTGAAGCCCACGAAAAAGAAAACGTTGAACGCCTTCGGGAACAGCTCAAAGAGGCCGAAGAGAAGTTAAAGAAATCCTCTGAGTCGAAAAAAGCAGCCGAAAAAGCCCTTGAAAAATTGGAAAAGGTAGACGTTTCCCCCATTGAGCTTGAGCTTTCAAATGTGGACAGCGTAAACGCGAAAGTGCGCCAGAACCAGCAGTACAAGACGGTTGAAGCCGAAAAAGAAAAGCTCACCGGGCAGTATCAGGACTTGACCGACAAAATCAAAGCCATTGATGAAGCTAAAGCCAAATCTATGGCAGAGGCAAAGTTTCCTGTTTCAGGGCTTGCTTTCGATGAAACCGGACTGACATTCAACGGGTTGCCCTTTGAACAAGCCAGCTCTGCCGAACAGCTCCGGGTTTCCGTTGCTATGGGCTTTGCGGCAAATCCCAAGCTTAAACTCTTGCTGATCAAAGACGGCAGCTTGCTCGATGAAAACAGCCTTGATCTTGTCCGTGAACTAGCAGAGAAAGAAGACGCGCAAGTCATTATGGAGCGTGTGGGCCATGGCGAGGAATGCACATTCATTATTGAAGACGGAAAAATATTAGAGTAACATCTCCCCACCTCACACTCCACAAATAAGCCCCCGAGGTTATCCAAGGGGGCTTTTATTATTACTTGCGAACTACAACGCGCAGTCCGGTGAGGTTGGACAGGCATTCATTTTCAATCTGAATGGTATTCTCGTCAATGGATTTAATGTCGAAGCTGTGAGTTACCAGCTTGCCAGTGGAGAGGTACACCGCAATACTGGAAGGGTAAGCTTCACCAAGGTTGTGAGTTACGTTGACAGTAGATTCTGCGTTGACAGAAACGTTTTCAGTATCAGAACGCTGACCGTCATAGTAGGTCTGAATCTGACCGGATACGTCAAGAGACTCGATAGCGGTCTCAAGTTCCTGCGCGGCGGTTTTGATATCGGTATTGTCGCTGATAATGTCACCGGTGAAAGTACCGAGATCGCTACCAGAAACGCCGCTCAGGTCGTCAATGCGAGTGGAGATAGTGCCGAGGTTGGTGTCGGCGGAAGCAAGTGCAGCCTGTGCGTTGTCGCCGGATATAACAGAAAATCCGGTGTCGTCTACATCGATATGTGCTGCGTCGTTGTCAAATGTGTAGGCATGCACCCAAGTCATGTTGTCAGTGTCAACGGTAACATCGGCGGTGGACTGCACAGCCATTTCGTGACCGCTACCCTCAGTTCCAGAAGTGACAAAAACATGAGCATAAGCCTTTACAGTGTCTCCGGTGACCATGTCTGTTGCTCTGGACCATGCACCAGAACCAGCAACATAGATACCGTTTTCTGTTGCATCGGTCTGCCCAGTCAGAAGAATGCGGTCTCCGTCTACGGTCTGTACTCCATCGACAACAGCAAGACCGCCGGTGGAAATGTCGAAATTGCTGTGCTCATGCAAACGCACGGCTGCATAAATCTGGACAATACCGTCCACCATGGACTGAACCTGAGAAAAACTCGGAACGTCAGAAGGTGCTACAGCGTCTTTAGATGTTGCAAGACCCGCCAAAAAACCACGCTTGGTGTAAATGTCAGTAGCCATTGTTAAAACTCCTTATAAGGTTTGAATAAATCCCGTTATCGGAATCGCCGTAACTAGGACCAAATTCCATGCATCGGCGTTTTCGTCATGATCGTAATAGATGTCTATTGAGCTTGTGATATCTCTATACCGTTTTAATCCTGCATAACCGACCTGCTCGGCTAGCACCACGGGGTTAACGTGTGGGCCGGCAACAGGAACGCTTAAGCTGGTGCTGTTCTCAAAATCAAAACGTGGCCCCAGCTGGTGCAGCACCTCCGTTTTGAGTGACAGTGATGTTCACCACATTCCCCGCGCTATCTGTTACAACTGTGCCGCCTGACTCAAGGTAATATTTGCCGATAGCTTTGCCAGCTACGGGGATTACTCCGAAAGAAAGCTGTAATCCGTCAGGCGCAACTAGCTGAGAATCAAGGTCTATGATTTCCCCGCCTGTTGCGAACACTTTTTCAACTGACGCATATTTAGCCGTACCAGGTATGCCCAGAGATTCAAAATTTATATCCCAAGTCGTTGCGGGTGTGGTCTGCTCGAACTCGAAATAATGGTCAACAAGTGTCATATTTTTACCCCCAAAAGGTTAAATAAATTTTCCCTTCGTTTATGTTCCCAACCCGCACAGTCATTTTATTAGTAGTGGGATTGTATGAAAACTCTGAATTGTCGATACTCACGATGTTCCCGCCAACCAATCCAACAACGGAGTGTTGTCCTATTTCAACATCGGAAGGCACATCGAGGTCAAACTCATAGTTTTGGCCAGTAATTCCGCTGAATGGAATAACACGTTGATCAGTTAGCAACTTGCGTTCATATGGCCCATTTATTAAATCTGTGGTGTCTCCAGCTTCGACCAACTCAGTAAACGTGACGGCCACATCAACCATGGGCCTAGAATCGCTCACACACTGCAAGAACGCCCCATCTGCCTTGCTTGCACTTGCCCTTAAGGCTACTCGGTCGTTGACTTCAAAGTCATGAGAATACGCAAACCTGTGCAAAACTTCTTTGCTGTTTGCTGGCACATTGAAAGTAAATTCAGAGTCAACAAGCTTGGTAAATGTGTTCCCGTCCGGCGAAACTTCTGACCACCAAAATTTGACAGTGTTGTCAGAGCTTTGTTCATTCCACAGACGAAGTGTGGTTACCAGTTTAGCGCGCCCTTCATTACCAAATTTTAAAGCACCTTCTCCCCCCTTTGCTTGTGATCCGCTAATCTGGTTAACAGAATCATCTAGTTCAATATCTAATTTCCCTTTATCGGTTGGGATACCAACGGGCATCGGCAAACCTTGCACGCTAGGATTTATTGTATACCTCAAGGAAAAGTTGCCCTGTGTATTTTGCACAAATTCTTTGTACTCTTCGCTTTGGTATAAGTGAATTTCATTGAGCAACTCAGGGGCTTGTAATGCATATCCGGTAAATGCTGGCGAAACGTCAACCTTAAGCTGCTTTAGTTTTAAGGTCACTGGTAATTGAGCAGCAACGGGATAGATTACAATGGCGTAGTTGTTAGCATCTGCAGGAACGACCATGGTCTTTGTCAAAGTGTGGTCACCTGATACAACATCCTCAGAGACAAACAAGCTATCAGCCTGTGCCCAGTCGGTTTGGAACTCTAATTGACCGCCCCCGCCCCTTGTTGTGTAAATTTCAGGGGTATATTCGTCTGGTTTTCCTGTCCATTTCATCAATCCGACTCGGAACCCTGAGTCTTTATCAACAACAGTTGCGGTTACATTAATGTCCTTGCCTCGAAGCATAACCGTTTCTTCGGCAGAAAACACTTTACCATAGTTAAAGTCTGCCAAATGAACACCATCGTCTTGAATATGGGTGTGCCCATCGACAACTCCAACTTTTAAGCCATTGAGGTTTATCAATCGCCAGCCGTTAACAGAAGTAAAATGTGTTCCTGCTGTGTAGGTCTTAGGAGATTCAGGACGTGAGTTAATCCAGTTAAGATTCATGCGGTCAACTCCTAAGTAGTGACTGCTAAACTCAATATTCTGGTCTGTGTCGTTCTCAAACTGGAGTAGGCCCAATCCTGATTTTTCGTCTGAGGACAAAGCCTGAATCATTATTCCGCTTGCCCCTTCTGTGCGGTCTGTTATCTCAAGAATATCATTGGTGAAGGAGTCCACAACATGTACGGTAAATTCTTGCAAACCCTTTGCATTGACTACGCCCATAACGTCCAGAATCCCAAGTTCTTGAAACTGTCTATAATGACGCTCCACAGCCATTGGCTGACCGTTTTTATCAAGCAAGTAACCAGTGGGTTCAAAAGGATTCACAGATTTGTTGTAAAGGTACAAACGTACAAACCCATCACTAGGGGCTTTCCCTTTCATATGAATACGTGCAGCAATCAGATAGTCAGTACCGCCTGTGACGTTTGGGTCTAATTCGTCTGATTCCTGAATACCATAAGTCTTATCAGCTTTTCTAAGCTCAATATACGCCCCTTCTGGGACGACTATATCATCAAACCATATCGCGCCGTTGTGGTGGGACCCTGCTGTATTCTCGTAGCCCTGTGGAATTTTCCCTACGATGTCTTCGTTCTCCGCAAGATATGCCAGAAAAGAAGGCTGGTGCATTGGCTCGTAGGATCCGGGCTTAACCTCAAGAATTACCGCTTCGTCCCCAGTCTGGTTAGGGTCAATATAAGTATTCAGTGGCGGCTGTAAAATTATCTCATTTGCTAAAGCACTTCCAAACTGCTGATTCGGTGCAGCCATATGGATATTCACACCGGCGGTAACTTCGGCTTCGTTTGCGCCCATTCCGCCGCTGTTGGGTATCTCGGTAACCATCATGCCCTTAATGTTCAGGCGTTCGACTCCGGCAACATCGCTGGTTCCATCGTCAATATTTATTCCTGATCCACCAGAACCACCGCCGGCAGACATATCAATCTGTGAAAGTTCAACCCAATTATTGGCTTTCTTGTCTGCTGCAAACAAAGCCCACACATCAACATCAAGTTCGTACTGGCTTTGTCCTTCAATGGTTTGACCAGATGCACCGGGAAGCAAAGTAATCACTGGAGAATCAGAAGATGTTAATCCTTGAGTACGCACTGCTAAAAGAGTTCCTTCACGCACATTGATAAGGTTCTGCAAGGTCTGCGTCACACTGGCCGTGCCTTCGTAATCGAGCATGACGATGGTTGCGTCTGTGTCGATTAGAACGGCGTTACCGTTGGTGATGCTGTATTTGCGCACTTCCTCAAGGTCAGCAATTATTGCAGCTGGAATCTGAGGGTTACCCGGGTCACTCTCAAGTGCTGTAATAATCTCTTGAGCGGTAGGAAGACCATCGGCACGGGTAAAGAGTTTGTCGCTGAAATGTGTCTGAATCTCGTTGAAGGTGTGTAAGTGGTCTTTCAACTGAGCTTGAATGTCTCCTATGGTGTGCAACTGACCTGTCAAAAGGACTTGGATTGAAGACTTCAAAGAGGTGAGAGTATTAGGGAACACACCACCGTAGGCCAAGTCAAAATTTGTGCCGGACTTTACAAAAAGGCTTAATGTGTCTGATTGAGCTTGATATGAACTTGCCCCGTTAATTGTCTCACCTGCCGCAGCGAGAATGGTGACATAGTCGTCACGGTCGTTGTTTTCAATGGAAAAGATACAATCTTCCGGTGTGTTTGCTGGTATCTGAATCGCTTGTGCGCTGTCAGGCAAAACACGAATGTGAATATAGTACGCTTTTTGCTGATCGGTAGGCAGGGTCGGCACACCTCTATCATACCAAGAAAAGATTGGCAGACCTGAGCCAGATGTATCGGTTTTGATACGTTCAATTTCGGTCTTGTTTGCCGCAATTTCAGTATCAAGAGCGGCCCTTTCATCCTCCAGCATAACTTTTTTATACTGGACGGGCACACCAGCTGGATTAGCTAAAGCAGCGTCTATATTCTGAGGGACACGTAAAGAACCATCTGGCGCACCTGCAACAACAGGAAAATGATTTCCGTCTGAATCGCTAAATATGGGACGGAGAATACTAGCATCGCCATGATCACCGTCTTTTAAAGATGCATTGTAAAGCCCAAGCTCACCCGGTTGAATAATCGGCTCTTGTACTGCCTCGGTTAGTTTTACAGTATCTACCGTGGCTGAGTCGGAAATTTTAAATTTTTCAACCCATGAGCCGGAGACCCTACGCTCAAAAATTAGATAACCTGTAGACTGATCACGCCTAGCACGCATGGACAAGTCGGTGGACGGATCACCCCAATAAATAGTATTCAAATTAGTTGTTGAGCCATCAATTGCAATTTCAACCCAATATTGAGCATCATAAGAGGAGGGTCTATCTTGACCATTCCAGTAGGCATATTTCAAATTGGATGTTCCAACAAAAATAAGGGTTTGCTTTCCAGATGAATTTTCAAGCAATGAGGGGGACGCAGAAAAATATGCATCACGGTCAGAATCATTTTCAAAGGTAAATGTGTAAGCTGTTCGCAATCCACTTTTACAAGCATCTTCCAGCATAGCACAATCAAGTTGGGTAACCATTTTAGCTCCTGTAAAACAAAAGCCCTTACGAATCTGCACTGCTGTCAAAGTGCATCGTAAGGGCTTGTGCCTGCTGTCTGGCCTGTCGGAGGTGGGCAAGGATGGTGACAGCAACCATCCTGTACAGTCGCGAACTGCGCCCACACTTGAACGAACAGATGTGTTATATTTTAAGCCGTCAAGATTACATGGCGTATATTATGAAAGAAATTAATTCTCCATACCGGATACCCATTCTTGAGCCAGCTTCTATCTCCAATTCGCCTTTTTCATTAAATTGACTTTCCCACTCGTCATAACAGAAAAGACCGTAATCTTCTGCGCTAAGTCCCTCTGACAAGAATGCATCTTTAACTTCCTGAGCTATTATACCCGTGTGGAGTCTTGCCGCCGCACCTTTCTTTTCAACAGCATCATTGAATTTAAAGATCCGAATTAATCCTTTTAGTTTTTGAGCAACGCGAGCTTCCGCAGCAGAAAGCGTTCTGATTTGCTGCTTCAACAATCCATCACTTGTATCAATAGTTCCAGTGCCGGCGTATACTGTACCCCATCTGGCAAATGGTTCACCTAAATCGATAGTATTGTCACCGGAAGGGGAAACAATCGGGTTAGTGGGGTTCATTTTAATTTTACCAATAGCTGAAATGGTTATGTTGCCAGCTCCGCCGCCGCCAGAAGCGAGAGAGATGTCAGCGTTGTTCGTGCCGTCATTAAATTTAAATCTAGGGCTATTTCCGTAGGCCGTGTAAGTATCTCCGCTAATCGGGTTTTTTGTCCCAATTGCAATTTGACCACTGTCTGAATCGATTAAGCCGCCATCCCCTTGCAACTCTATTCTTTTGTAAACGTCCACTTTCTCTTGTGGGTGCACATAATAATACCGGATACCCTCGTGCAGAACCATTTTACCAACAGAAACCGGTATTACGAATGGGTTTATTATACTGTTGTTCTGGGCCGTGGGGCCAAAATGCACTGGACTATGGGTTTTATAGTCTCCGTTGACAAAGGAACTCCATCCACCGACCTTCTTTGTTTCAATACGAACGTTTGTGATGCTATTGTAAAACCCGTTCACGCTTACGAACTGAGTGTATCCATTATCAGGTGCATCGCAAACCGAATCTGAGATTCGGAAACAGCCACTACTTGTAGACTGATTGTCGTATAAAGCATGCTTACAGGCATTCCAATTGCAATTTGTAAACAATAATGCTGTTATGTCAAAGGGTCCATCTTCAATGGAAACTCCTTTAAAAAAATTCTGAAATCTACAATTTGCAAAACTGTGAATACCGGACCATCCCAACAACCCCCGAAACCGAACCCCATAACTAAGGTCTGTCCCATGGTAGACCGTATCTATGTCCATATCATCAAACAGGTAATTAGTGCCGCCGCCCAACATATCTACAGCAACACAGGTTTCGCTAGTACAGTGTATTGTAAAGTTGCTCATTTTAAGATGGTGCGTATCATCTGCAATAGCAAAAGCAGAACCTGTGCCTGAATAGATTATGCCGGAAGATTCACAGCCCTTACCTATAATTGTTTTACCTGTCGTAGAAACAGTTAATGTCCCTGTTGTTGCATATTTATTGATCAGCAGCACAAATTTTTCAGAATCAATTGCCGCTTGAATAGCAGCAGTATCGTCTGTAACTCCATCGCCTACCGCCCCATGCTGCTCTGGTGTTGTGAAGTTGTCAGAAGCAGCCTCCACAGCAGCAATGGAAATAGTCTCTTGTGCTTTGACTTCTACGACAGCTTCATTTTTTGCATGGTCAATTTCAGATTGCAGGTCTGGGTTGCTTGCACTTGTTGAAGTGATTACTCGCAAAGGCTGACCGGCAGGAGGGGCAGGGTTGAATCTTATAGTTGTAGGGTTGATAAACGAGTAATCAGAATCTGGGTCTTGAATTAAACCATTCAAAACGACAAGCGCGTTTTTATCCGTTTCGTTTACTGGATACTGAAAAGTGTAATCCGTTTGCCCGTCAACAGTTGTCATTAACGGATTCCAACGAGAAAACAAATTACTCATTGCCTCGTCCACGGCGTTCTTGTCTTCTTCGACCTGTATAGCCGCATCAAAAATTGATTGCACTAACTGGTCTGGGTCAATGTCAGAAGCAATACTCGTCTTTACAGCTCTGTCAATTGCCTCAGAAAGCTGCTGTGAAATGAGTGTCAACTTGTCCAAAGCTCTTTCGTGCTCTTCAAGATCGTTCGGCCCAAAATTACGAAAATCTTTTTTTTGGGTTAGAGGTTCTTCTCTGTAAAGAGTAAGAGTTTCTCCATTTTGGACTAAAACCGTAGCCTCACCGCCGATGCTAGAAATGTTTTTAGTTACAGTGTAATCTGTGCCATAAGCTAAATCGTGTTCTACCCCGGAAGAGTCTACTCTGATTGCTAAAATAGACTTAGGCTCAGTGAAAGGGAAATTTATTGCCCAAGGTCCAGAAGAACCGTTTCCATGATATTTAACCTTAGTCTCTGTTGTTTCTACTGACATTATCTAAAACCTCCGCCTCTTTTGATTACACTGCTCGGTTTAATAAAATATTCTTGCCCATACTCTTTTTGCATCCTGCGTTCAGTCCTACGGAGAGTACCGGGAGAAAGCATTTCTCGCACATGAAAAAGCATGGCATAATCCAAAGCCATTCGAGTATACCATAAATTTACAAAGGGGGTATTGTCTACCGCCATCCTTGCCGTGTCTGCCCCAACATCCTCTATATCTCCTCTGACTAGCTGTCCACCCAAACCAATGGCCTTGCCCAATGTCCCCGCAGTAGGTCCAGCCATGGTTTCAAGGAAACTTGAACCCACCCGGTTAACTTTTCCGAAAAGAAAATCGCCAAATATACCAGCTCCTCCAGACTGCACAGCTGCGGCAAACCATGTTTCAGGTTTACGGGGATCGCGAAATTCCTTACCTCTTGCAAAGTCTTTTGCAGTCATAGATATATACCCAAAAGCCACAGCCGCCGAAGCAAAGTGAGTTAATCCCAAAAGTTTTTGACTGTAGTTCGTATCTGCTGCTCGTTGCCACCTCTGTTCCCTCAGAATGCGCTGATAGTAAGCGATGGGAAAGCTTTTAAACTGAGTTAGAAAGCGCAAGGTTTCTCCCATGAATGTACCGGGACGAGAACCCCAAACCATAGCGGCTCTGGTCCTGTCGTCTGGCTCAATGATGGCGTATTTGCATTCATCGGCGTAAAGCCCCATAAGTTGATTCTCAAGATCACGGCGGGCGCGGTCAATAGCCGCTGCTCTTGCAGCTTGATGGGCTTTGATGCTCCGGCCTTTTTGCGGCTTAACAGAGCGTAAGTTTTCATCAATCAAGGGCAAGATATCGTTAACTGAAAGGAGGTGTGCTTGATCCGGTACAAGGTGGGTTAAGCCGTCCTCAGTTTTTACCGCCAACTTAGAGAGCGCGCTCCATTCTTTTTCTGTTATCCCGTTCCTACGCATAATAACTTGGATGTCGCGGCCCAGTTCGTTAAAATTCTTTCCAGCCATTCCACCAAGATCAGACGAAAGGGTATAGGTGAACCCTGCCTTGTGAGCCTCAGTCCATCCGGTAAGTCCTGAATATTTAAAGAATGTGTCCATCATGTCAGCCATTTTCCCGCGCATCTGATCTTGTGCATTAAATCGCATCATGATGTTACCCATTGAAGAGTCTACAAAAGCACCTAAGCGGCGTGCGGTCTGGCGTTGCTGCTCCGGTGTGCCGCGCTCAGTCATAAACTTAAACGCCTTAACCCATGCGCTAAAGAGGTTGTCACCTCGGTGACGGACAGCATTCGCTTTAACAAACACATCTGCAAAAGCAGAAAGGGTCGCCCCTCCCAACTTAGCCATTGATTGCACAGCCCTGATACCCGAAGAGATCCGCGCAGCTTTGATGTTAACGGGAGAAAAGGTTTCCCCTGACACCTCAGAATACCAACGAGCAAACTTTCCTGTTTGAACAAGACCACCTGTCCAGCTATTTTGTAAGGCTTCTATTTTTTTGCCTTTTGTCGCAACGTCAAGGTTAGACTCACGAATGGTGTTAATCTCCTTATCAATCAAGGACTTAATCATAACTTCCGGGTTAGGTCCGAATGTTTCCATCAAAGATAATTTACGAGAACTTGAGTCAAGTTCACTTACCATGGCGTAGAACAAATTCCCCGTTCCGTAACGCTGGTGATAAGCGACCTCAGCATCCCCACCAGTGAAATGAAGCACACGAGATTTGCCCATGGACTTTGCTAGATTGGCGGGGCCTGTTGTAAGGCCCTGTTGACGCGCTGAGACTGTTTTATCTCTTCCCGTTACCAATGTTTCAAAAATATCATTTAGCGCAGCGTCAATAGCTTCTGGGTCGTTTTTAATGTCGGGAAAGGAACGTTCAACGTCCAGAATGTTTTTTGTGAACTCGACCCAACCAGCTTGACCTCCGTTATCGGCGGCAAGCATTCTGACCGGATCATGCGCGCGGGGAGTGCGTCCCTCAAGCTTTCCAATGTCCGCCCCTGCCTTGTTTAATCGTTGCCGTGCAAGTTCTGAATAATTGGTCATTACCTCGGCAACCTGACGAGCTGTTTCATCGCCGGTACTTCCCGGCTCGACCATTTCACGCATTGCTTGATAAGAAAAGTCCATGTCCTTTTGAATAAGGTCTTGCGCCCCGTCAATTTTTTCAAGATCGTTTGCCATTCCACCAATCCATGAATGCATAATAGAATCTTTGCGCACAGAGACAGATTGACGAGAGCCGGTAAACTTCTTAGGGCTACCGACAAGGGAAGCTTCAAGAAAATCTTCAAAATCAAAACCTTCTTCTTTCACCGTGAGGGCCTGACCTTCAAGCCTTTTCCTTGAAATTATATTTAGGGCAGTAATCCTTTTTTGTTGGATAGCCGCCCTACGCGCCGCATCTGTTTTATTTGTCCACGCTTCGGCAAGTTTTTCGGTAGCATTGGCAATGTTTTCATCGGCTTTGAGGCGGTCCTTTTCCTTGACAAGTTCGTCAACAATTTGACTGGCTTCTTCTCTATCTAAGCCCTGATCTTGCAATGTTTTTATGCAATCTGCTTTACTAAGTGCTGCCATTTATTTTGCTCCTATAACACATTCAATTATTCCTAGACCGGCCTCTTCGTAGTCGTCCACTCTGTCTTGGACGTATTGGGCCTCGTCAAATTCAACTTTTTCTTCTGGCGTAATATTTCCTAATTCTTCTTGCTGTCGAAATTCAAGAATTTCTACCGGCTCGGCTTCTAGGGTTTCCATGGCGGCAAGCTCTTCGGTGACGTTTACGCGCTCTTCTGGCTCAAACGTTCCAAGGTTTATATACGGAGAGGCTTCGTCTGGAATTTGCTTTGCTATCGATGAAGAGCGAAGGACGGCAGATACATCAACGTCTTTACCGTTTCCCATGTCGTCAAGAGCCTTTTCAAGAGCATTGTAAATATCTTGTCTGCGCTCACCAGCCATAAGTTCGCGAGACTGCCTTTTAACCCGTTTAACATCTTCTAAAGTTATATTTTCAAAGCGGGTTCCAGTTAAACGTTCAATTTCTTTTTTAAGCTCGGGAGTTATGTCCTCGCTACGCCAGTAAGTGCCATCAGAAAGTTCTCCGAATTCAAGTTTTTCGGTTGGTGTGGTTGCCGGCTCACCTAACCCGCGAAGGTATTTGCTTGCCGCATAACCGACAGAAGACAACCCCGCCCCCAAGACACCACCAATCACCACATCATTTATAGCGTCAATAAAAGTTAGTTCTTCGCCTTGCCTCTTCAACTCTGGGAAAACAAGAAGGTCTGCTACCGCAGCTCCTGTTGCGCCTTCGGCAAAACCTCTTAACGCAGTAGCTCCAAGGGCAGTGCCTTTTATTCCCGCTCCGAAAGGAATCAGGTTTACAGGATCAGGAAGATTTCCAATTAAATTCGCCCCAAACCCTAAAACCTTTGTGCCTATCCCTTGAGGACGGGTTAAAAGCTCGTCTTCGTATCTGCGCTTGTCGTAGCGTTCTTTTAAGACTTCTGCTCTGGCTTCTGTCCAGCCATCTTTCCACTCTGCTCCTTCAACGTAATAGGGGCTTGACTTCCATTCATCAGCAGTAAGCGTTTTAGGCTCATATGGTTTTACGTGTTCATTTAGTGCGGCTTGAATACCTAAACCAAGTATGCCGCCCCCAGAACGTTCGGCCTCAAGTGGAGACTCTCCGTATTCCTCCAGTTCACGGGCTTCAATATCCGCTTGGTACAAAGCCTGTTCTGTGGTGGTCATTCTAAAACCCGCTGACACAGAAGTTTTTAAGTATTGCCCGAGTGAAGGAGACACAGACGAATTGTCAATGAAAGTGTCCACTTCATCGGCTGGACGTAAGGAGGATGGTATTTTTATCATTGTGGATTCTCCACTGCTCTTCGCCCTGTAGTCCCTCCGATACCTAGAACCTCAGAAGGGGTGACAGTTATAGGTTCTCCATTCGCTCCGACATAAAGAGATTGGCTGGCTGTGTTAGCTAAAGCCCATCCTTCGCCGCTAGGGTTATCAATCCAAACAGTATTTTCACTTGCTGCCATGCGGGGAAAAGAGTTTTCAGGAAAGGAGTTAACAAGAACTTCTTTTCGTTCTTCAAGGTAATCCTCAACGTCACCTTCTTTTATCATTCCCCGATTATATGTAATCATAATATCATCATCATTAATTGCCCCGATATACTTGTCGAGTATTGCTGCTTTTTCAGTTTCGCCTGTCAAAGAAATGACATTATAAAGAGTTTGATTAAGTTCGGCTACAGACTTGCTATATCTCTGATCAGCCGAAAACGTTCTAGAAACCTTGTCGTAGACATTATAAACATCTGACTTGTAGACTGCCTCCTTAATGGCTGTAGGAAGCAAGTCCTTAGATCTTGGTATATCTGAACTTTTAGAAGTAGAGGCGGCAATAATTAGCTGAGCATCTAAACCAGAAGACTGAGTCATTTTGACTAGGTCTACGGCGATAGTTGCAGAAAAAGGAATACCGGCTTCTTCAAAAGCAGAAGAAGAATATGCTCCATATTCGTTATCTATCGACCTTAAAAGGTTTAATTTGCTTTTGCTATCCTCAGATTCTTCAAATTTATCTTTAATGGTTTCTTTTTCTACCTCGGTTAAGACGCTAGGTGTAAAATTTCCCAAACCCTCAGAGAGCTTAGTTTGATTTTCTATCCTGGCTTGAATTCGGTTCTCTCCGGTCAAGTCTGGAGGAATGCTTTCATCCACATAACCGGCTGGATCGTTTTGAAAAGCCTTTATGTTTGCTGAAATTATTTTGTTTAAAGTATCTTTGGCTTTAACCTGCAAGGCAGCTCCTTCCACTTCCGTGACAGGAAAAGAGCCTTCAACCTCTTGCAACTGAGTGGCAAAAGGTTTGTCGCTGTTTCTTTCCATATAAGAAAAAGCCATAGAACTTGCTTTAATTTGCCTGTCCACGTTGTCTGCGTCCTCGTTAAAGCCCAACTGCCTTAGCTGAATAGACGAGTTCCGAAGTGGGGCCGCATCTCCGGTAGAAAACAAATATGTTTCTGCGTCTGGCAACGTACTGACAATCGTTGAACGCTGAGCTTTTCTTTGCTTTTCAAACTGGGCCTGTCTTCTGTCTGCTTGCCCTTGAATCCGTTCTACCAATCCGATTCTTGAGGTGGGTAGAATTAAATCTTTGTTTTGATTATAATAATTCATTGCTGAATTAGGATCAGATGAAGCCATAAAAGTAGCCCTAGAGCTGACTGCATTAGAAATTTGTCCAACAATACTTGATTCTATTTGATCTTCTGTGAAGCCCTGAGCTTTGCCCAAAGAGCGAACGGTCAAAGACATGTTTTCTAAAATGCTTTGTTCTGTCTCTTGATCAGGGGCAGAAACGAAATCTTGATTTAAACTCTCAATTCTTGATCTTTGCGAGCTTAAAAATGACGAATCTCTCTCTTTGCGGCTATGCGTAAACATTCTGTTTAGAAATGTTTTTCTCCTCGGCGTAATTTGGCTAATGATAGCCTCTCTTGCTCTTTCGTCTTCAACTCCTTCCAAAGCTTTGTTCGTTAAATCATCAATATATTTAGTAGAATCTTTGTCTAAAGCTGAAGCGTTTTCCCCTCTCAAGGAGAGATATTCATTTTCCTGCTTACGACTTTCGTTCTCAAATTCTGTTGTTTTATCAATTACTTGCTTTGTAAGCTCGTCATTTTCAATTTCTTCCCCAATTTGTTCGACTGTTTTACCAGCTCCAGCAATAGCGTTTACTATGCTTGGGTCATAGGGTCGCAGCTTAACGTCCTGTTGTCTGGGTATCTCCAAGGCACTTGGCGTAGCTGTAGCATAAAATCTTTTCATATTGACCGGCATATTTTAACCTCCAAACATTCCAGAAATAGAGCTAGCCATTCCACCGCCGCCACCGCCACCGCCGCCGCCGCCAGAGTTGGCCAAGCTTTTTCCAATATATCCGTAAACTTTCATTGCTGTTTCAAATCCAGTAGGAGCAGAAGCAGCAACCATTGCAGCGCGATACCGGTAGTTAAAAGCTTCTTGGTTTTTTTGGTATGCTGCAATGTTAGCATCATATCTGATCAATTCTTCTTGGCGTGAGGCTTCGCTTACATTGGACATAAGAACGTCCATACTGGAACCCTCACCAACAGAAACGCCAGAAGCCCCACCGGATGTTCTGGCTTCACCCTGTAAAAGATGAAATTGAGTCTTGAAGTTATTAAGGTTGACCATTCCTCTTTCAATGGCTTGATATGATTCATAGTCAGCAGCATAGGCGTTATTAGATAGGATTCCGGCACTAAGGGCAGCCTGATCCCTAGCTTTTTTGTCTTTAGCCATAATACCATATATATTTGCAGTGTCCTGCATCCCTTTACCAACCCATTTCCACCACATTATACAGTACCTCCTTCCATGTTCATGGATATAGCTAAAATAGTCATAGGCAACGGATCAACTTGTTTTATTTTTATAGTAGACCTCTCGTTACAATTGCCCTCTAGCCCGAGAGTAACAATCCCGCTTGAAGCTGGCAAAGCCCCCGTTTCGTCACCAATCCTTGGTATTATTTCGCTCTCAGGGCCAAAATAGTTGTTCCCTCTGCGGTCTTTTGTAATAACCTGATACTTACCACCGATTGATTTAAAAAATTTAATTCTAAGGCTATTAATAGACCTAGGCACAAGTATAGAGTTTGAACCGTCCTTGCCTTGAAACTCTTTTGTAAGCGGTACTAAACTAGATTCAAAAGGAAGACCGACCGTTGCAATACTGACTTCTTTTCCTAGTTCAAGTTTTCCATCTAAGTCTACTTCTTTTTCTGGAAGGACATACCCATCTGTTAGGATTGAAACAGTCTTTCCTGCTAGATGGGTCAGTCCTTCAATATATGAAATTGTTTTTCCTTCTTCTGCTTTTACGGTAACTCCACTATCTACAAAAAAAGATTCTTTTTCTTCGGTGTAGTCAAAGTAAGGGCGCATTCTCTCAACGAAACGGCGTTGTTCTCCATTTATCTCTCTCCTGACAACAAGGTACACATCGTCCTGCGTCTCGTGGGGTATGCTTGTTATAGATTCAACAAAACCATCTGTTGTATGTCTATGCCAAGCAGACACTTGATGTTCAATGTTGTAAGTAAATCCGGCTATAGTTCCATCATTCAAGACACACCAAACGCAAGTGTAAGGAGACTGTTGATAGGCCCAGTCAACAATAGTTTTGCCCTCAAAAAGAGCATCTGCAAAAACTATTTGGTTTGAGGGTACGTAAGAATCAGAAACATAATCATAAGTTAACTCTCTGATTGTGTGCCCGTCACGTTGGCAAAACAAAGTTCTACCGCTGATATAAATAGGCATAAGCCTAGAAGAACCAGAAGAGCCAATGTTTCTAGCGTCGGGGTTATCTGGTTTCAAAGGCTCTTCATTTGCTCCGGTTATTAACCATTCCCCGCCCACCGTTCCAACTTGCAACCTGCGTCCCCCGTAAATCCAAACAATTTTATTCTGTTGCCCTGACGCTAGGGTTAATTTAATTGAGTCGTCAGCCTTTACGGGGTTGGATACGTTGAAGTTTTGGAAAGCGGCGGTCTGGCTAAAATCAACAGTTAGTGGATTTAAGTTTGATCCGGCAAAAACGAGCCGTTGCTGAAAAAAGGTTACAGTTGTGGGGTTGTTACCTCCGCTAAAAGGCTGCTTAGCGGCAGGAGGTCGGTCTTCCGCGCTAGGTGTCACGCCCCTGTCGACCAATTTACCCGTTGTCCCTGCACTTCCAATGTAACCATAAATCCCAGACTCAGACCGATCTTTATAAACATTGTAAAGAGAAACGTTAGGCAACGTGTCCCAAGTCAGAGAAACAAAGTCTGTGGAAGTTAAAGACTCAGCTGCGTCAACATTAGCAACGGCAGACGCAACGGACTCTTCATTATTTTCATCATTTACAGCCGTGACAACGTAGCTATATTTTCTTGTTTTAGCGGCAGAGCCACTAGCAGAAGCAACAAGCCCAATCGGGGATATTTGGGACGACCCCGTCACAACATCAACAATCGCCCAAACGTTATGTCCTCGTCTCTCTAAGCGTTTAGGGGGTAAAAATTCATTGCACATATACAACAAGTCTGCGCTTTGGACATAGCTTGTTTTAAGAATCATTTCAGATGTGTAAGGGGTTGGTAGTTCAAAAACTTTCCCATCATCTGACAGAATTAGTTTGCCGTCATACCAAACGCGCATGTAATAATCACCGAATTCAAGAACGTAGCTTTGCTCTTCACTAAAAATAAATTCAATGAGTCGAACAGCAGAGGACTCTGTTTTTACTGCACCGCAAAACTCTAACCCCGGTCTTCTTTTAGCCGGGCCTTGAATCTCGGGAATCATATTTAATAGGTCTTCAACTCCGTTTTGGTAACGGGGTTGATCTATTCTCATTTGAACTCGAGGAGAAAGAATACCCCCATTAAAAGAGGTCTGCGCCATCATTACCATGATTCTGTCTCCCCACAATAAAAAGAAGTCTCGCTATCAACACAACCCCTTCTTGCATCAACGAATGGTATCCTTTCTTTTCTGCGCTTACCTTGTGTCCCTTCTGTTAACTCTGCGACTTGCTGTGATTGCTGATAAAATAAATTTGCTTTCTCAATCCTATTTGAAATATTTTGAAGAGTTCCGGCTAACTCAATTGCCAAGCGCGCTGAAAATAAATCTATGAAGTGGGGAGGGAATAACCCACTATCAACAATTCTCATTGTCACTTTGGCTACGGCATCGTCAACATCGGTATAAATGATATTGCCAGCCACAACGGAGAAAGGGAAACCTTGAGAGCGGCAAGACTCGCTGTAAATTCTTTGGATTTTAAGGGCATCGTTCGGGAAAGAATAGGCATTCTCCCATTCGACTAAGGGTTCTTCTGTCAGTTTATTTAAACGTTTATACGAAGAAGCAAAGCCCCAAGTAAATTCACTCAGGGCCATGTCTCTGACTGTTTCATATACAGCTTTGCAAGCTCTTGCTTCTGGTGTTTCCTGATTTAAGCTGATAATTTCGCTTACACCGAGTATACTTAAAGCTCGGTTGCAAATTTGTGTTTCTGAAAAAGCCATAAGTTACCTACATTTTTTTATAAATTTCGCTCGGGAGATTTTCTGTTGTTTCAACAACATCACCGACTCTTTTCAGTCCATTATAAAAACAGTCCTGCTTAACCTGATACGTGAAAACCTTTTTTTTTGTAGTTTTCAAAGGAAGAGATTTTTTTTCTTCTGACATGAACAAACCTCATTGTAAGAAAAAGGGGAAGGGATTCTAAGTCCTTCCCCTTTGTTTTTTTTAGCGGGGCAGGTAGTAGGGAACTACGTTGATCTTACCGGTTGCACCGGTATCATCTGTTGCAATGTCTACTTTCCACCACTGTTTTGACGGTTCGGGGACCATAGCCGCAAAGCCAATTCTTTCCCCATCGACAAAAGCAGCCGCGCCGGAAGCGGTAAAGATTTTCTGAGCATCAACTGCGGTTGTATAGGTCCCGCCCTCTGAATCAGAGGTTTTGATAGTCAAAGAAACGTTTTTTGTATCAGAAATTGCTACTGCACCATTTGCAACGACAGCAACACCGAGTGCGCCCATCACGCCCCCTGCGTTAATTTCTACTGTGCCGGCTGTCGAAGTGTTTGCCGGAATAGTAATATCACTGTGAAACTCTTCGTCATAGACCTCAAGAGTAGGCCCGACCTGATTAATAGGCATATTGTCTTCTCCTTAAACGTTCTGTTCGGTTCCATCGAGGAAGTTGTAGCTTGTCACAACCGGGACACCGTTCCAACTCGCAACCTGACGATCGTATTTCTTGTTTGCCGGATCCATCTGCAAAGCAGCAACCTTGTACTTAAACAAGCGGTTAAGCACTTTCTGGTGCATAAACAGCTGTGTGTAAGCGTCTGTTGCGCGAATGTCGGAAAGCATGTCGTCAATTTTAGTAGCAATCAGCTCTCTCGAAGCCTCAGTTGCAAAGTCTGCGGTAATGTCAATGTTGACAAGAGCACCAATCGTCTTAGGAGAAGCCATCTGCACACCGAGGTGAGATTTGTAGCGTCCACCGTAGACAAGAACGCCGTTAGAGTTCTTGTAAATAGAACCACCGTTGATCGGGCTGAAATTGAGCATTGCGCCCTGTCCAAATCCTTTAGGATTATACAACCCACAGGTAGTGCCCGGCTCGTAACGAACGGCGATGATTGAATAGTTCTGGTTTGAAGAGCCAGTGCCCTTGTACAAAAGCTTTTTGTTTGCCTCTCCGTTTTTGATAACAAAAGCGCGAAGACGATTGTAAAGGACATGCTTCTCTGCATCCATGCCAAATTTAGAAAAGATCGACTGTTCTTTTTTGGCAAGGTAAGCCCCCATTCCACCAAACTGCTGAATCGCATCCTCACCCCTTTCGATGATTCCACCGAACAAATCAAGGTCTACCTTTTTCAGTTCGGTATCAACATCGATAGCGGAAAGAGGGGCATCCATTTTAACGAGAGAAGGACCATTGATCTCGGTTACCTCTTCGTAGGCGTTCCAAAGCCCATGGCTTGCCTCTTCAAAAGGCATGGAATCAATAATTGGTGCTTCTTCAGTCAGGTAATTAACCTGAAGCGGCTGCTTCTTGGCAAGCTCGACTGAAATTTCCTTAAGTGTTTTTGTAGCCATTTAAACGCTCCTTAAACGGGTGTTTTGTAAAAGTTTCCATAATACTCTTTCGGGTCCATCGGCTTTTCTTCTCCTCCAAATGCGGAGACATCAGAAATATCAGCTTCCCCGAAAGAGGGCCGAAGGAGTGCCATTGCCTCGATAAAAGCAGCATTGCTGTGCAATCCGGCTTTAACCGCTCCAGAAAGTCTACCTTCCATTTTTTTATCTAAAAACGACACAGATTCCTTGGCTGCTTGGACCTTCGGAGCATAGTCGTCTTTAAAGACCTCTTTTAACTGGGATATGTTTGATTCAACATATTCGTCATATCCTTCGCGGTCTTTTTCGCTGTACCATTCAGCAAACTTTGTTGCCTGTTCTTTTGTAAGCTGAGCTTCAACAGCAAATTCCTTGAATCCGTCAACGTCCTGTTCCCTGAGCTGAACCCCGTCTGCAAGCTCGATCTGGACATCATCAGCTTTTTCTAGCGGTTTGTATCCAGCTCCGCGCTCAAAAACTTTTGCCGCATCTTCTGCTGACAAATCTTTGACCTTGTCGTGCATTTCAGGAGGCAATCCAGCATACCACTCTGAGGGTTTAGGGCTTTCATCGGCAGAAGGCTTATTACCCTGTTCTGGTTCACCGCCGACAGAGGTGTCTCCAGATGGCGGTTCTTCTCCGTTTAAAATACCATCGGGTTGGGCTGGAGCTTCTGATCCACCCTCGTCTCCCACGATCCCAAACATTACAGGATTGATGTTTTTAAGGAGTGAGTTTTTAAAAAGTTTTTTCATTTTTATTCCTCGCTGTCTAAATTTTTTCGCTCTTCTCTGAGTTCATCCTTTAAACCAACTACCATAAGCCGAATAGCGGCAGATGGTTCTGCTGCACATATTTCAAGCATACGGCTGTTGCCGTAGTCAGCCAATGCAGCTCTTCGATAAATTTCAGGCGAATCGCAAAACTTGTTGCTCAACTGGGTTTCATTTATCCAGTGACGGAGAACCCGTACCCCCGCAGAAGTTGAAAGAACTTCTTTAAGGTCGTCCATATAAATTATAGCTCGGGCCTCGCGGTCCTCAATCTCTTCTTGAGCTAAGGACTCTGGGTCAAGCGTCAAAATTTCGTCTCTATTGATCACTGCCTATCCCCGCAATTTTTGCAGCCTGACCACTCAAAGAATCAGGTGTCGTTTTTATTTCGCCAGCTGTTTTACCAGCCTGTAATCCAGCTTGCATTGTTTGCATTTGCTGCATAGCCTGTTGTGCTTTGAGTCGCTGCTCTCTCACCATAGCCACTTGATCGTCCGAGGCCACGACGCCAGAGGGCGTTCCAAGGTTTTGCGCCATTTCATCCACAGCCTGATCTAAATCGAGCTTATCCATTATTTCAGGATAGACATTAGCCACGCTCCCGGCGAATTCCACAATACCCATAATTGAATTGCGGTCTGCGCTTTTCTGTGCTTGAGCCAACAGGGACAAGTATTCTATGTTCAACACATCGCCCTGAATTGCTTCTGGCGGTTCAGGCAAAAGGTTTTTACGAAACAGAATAGAAAAAAGCCTACTTAACAGAGGGTCAAGCACAGTATTCTGCAAACGCTGAACGACTGGCCCCATTTCGAGCATTTTTTCCTGTCTACGCTCAATAATTTCTGTAGCTGTTACCCCGCTTCGATTTTCTCCTGTAAACATTCTGAAAATGTCCTTAAAGAAATGAGCTTCAATTGTTGGGACAACAACTTCATCTGTCCACTGCTTAATCGGTCCAAAAACAGCGGGGTTTATCTGATAAAGAGGCCCATACGAAGCTGGATCGGAAACGTCAACTTGGTTTTGGGCAGAAGGCATCAGGTTTAAACGCCCAGAATAACCAGATGGAACTTTCATCGGAGGAAACAAAGTTAAGTGAGCTCCTTTGATCATCGCTTTAGCTTGCTGCTGTAGCTGCAAAATATCTGGTATTGTATCAATTCCGGGGCAAGTTGGGCTGTAAACGTCCTGCCCATACTGGAACCAATGAGCGCATAAATGCGGAAATTCTTCGTACCCACTTTCTTCGAGAAAGCCCTCATCGTCTGGTGCAGAAGATTCAATCACATATGATGCAAACGGCAAGTTTTTATTGTCTACCGCATCAATGTTGTAATCCTTTCGGGGCATTACAAAATGATAACAAGTTACAATCTCGTTGGAATTCTTCTCATACAACGATTTGCACTTCGAAGACATCTTGTTTTCGCCATACTTTTCTTTTATTTGTCTGGCTGTAAAGTTTACAGACCAGCAAACCGTATCGACTCGGCCTCGACTATTTAGAGACCAATAAAAAGAGCCGATAGGAAAATGAGTAAATCTAACAACATCTTCATCATCTTCGGACATGAGAACATCAAAAAGGCCAAAAGGGCCAAGTTCTGTATAAGCTGCTCCCATAACATCATAAAAATTTGACTGAGCTAGAACCTGATACATAGTCCTTTCTACGTCCGAAAACCATTTTGAAACGCCTGAAAGTTCCGTTTTGGATGAATCAGAGGGAAGCCACCTGAACCATTTTTGTGCGGGAGGGGTTAAACCGGACATGAAGCCGGTAGCCAACGTCCTGTTTGCAAGCTGTGCCGTGGACATTATGACTTTCTGTGCGCGTTTGTCCCCTGTGCCATCTTGGCGGCTCTCTCCTTCAAAACAACCCAATTCTGGCAAAATATAGTCGCGCACCTCTCTCAGCTTGCTACCGACCTGATTGTCGAAAGTGCTTTTCATTTGAGAGTGGAGTTTGCGAAGTTTTTTAGCATTCATATTTACCCGCCCAAGATTCCCTGCTCTTGAACCTTAGCTGAACCAAGAGAATCTTCTTGTGTCAAAATTGTTTGTTTTTGTCCGGCTGCTACAATTTTCGCTTGATCGCGTTTTTTCTTCTTAGCCTCTTCGGAGTTCAAGTCTTCCTTTGGTGGGGCTGGTTCTGGTGCGGCAGGTGCAGCAGTCGGAGTTTTAGAGCTTCCTCCTCCCATTTTATTTGCCTCCCATAATGCCAAGAGATTTTGTTTTAGGCTGTCCTTCCGCCCCGTCTTCATTCGTGAGAATAGTCTGCCGTCTCCCGATGTTTTTCTTTTCTCTGGCGGCGGCTGCTGCTTTTTCTTTTTCTGACTTTTCATCAAAATCACGCTCTCTCGGCATTTCAGGTGGGGCCTGAGGAGCCGGGATACTCGGTGTTTGTTTACCCATTTGTCACCTCTGCTGTTTTTACTGTAAGAATTCCGTCCCGGACTTTTCCCCTGATAACAAAAGCATTTGGGATGCGTGCCAGAGTAACAAAGCCCAGACTTTTAACAAGTTTCCGTGCAGATCGATAGGCATACGGCAAAAAACCTAGCAACGAATCTACATAACCACTACCAATTAACCAATTGCATACAAATTCGCCAATGTCAAAACTTTGGCAGAAGTAGGCTCTAAACACACAGAAATGGAGTAAAGCAGTCCGGCCTGTAAAACCATTGAGCCAGCAAAATGCTACGGGTTCGCTTGTTTCATTATCAAATATAGCTATAAAACAATTCTCGGCACTTTTAACAAAAGAAACAAAATCTTCCTCTGTAAAACATGGATTGTCATGAAAAACGGATCTGATCAAATCATCTTTAACCGCCGTCCTGTATAGAGTTCTCATTTGCGAATCTGTTACGTTGTGCTGTCCATTAACGTGAAGTTTCATGTAAAACTTAGAAGCGCAAGGGGTCATATTCTGTCTCTCCTGTTTCAAATCTTTGCGCCGCTCCTTGAGAAATAGGCTCTGCAAATGTCAAGGCCACACTGTCTGCCTCGTCTGGAGAAGCCTCTCCTCTCTTTTTCATATCGTCTTTGCTCTCAAGGATAACTTGTCCCGAGGGGGTGAACCCGTATTCAACTGAGGTCATGGCAGACTCGAGTTCTGGGTCAATCGGTATGTCAGGGGAAATAGCAAGCCACTCTTTCATGTTTCCCCACATTTCAGCGCGCTTATTTTTGTACTTTTTGTTAAGCGGCTTTCCTCCGGCTTGAACGTCAATAACTCTATACCCCAGTTGCCTGAGTCTATCGACTACACCTGCGCCAAGTCCAACCCCATCGACAAACACTGCATCTGGTTTAAATTCATCAATTTCTTGGGCACACAAGCCTGAAAAAGTCATAAGATCAATTGACCTAAACTTTTTCTGAGGCCACATTTTGCGCCCCTGTCTACGAGTAATAACGCTCTGATCATCGCCGAATCTGGCAACGTCAATGCCTAAAGTTTTAGGAGCAAACCCCCAAATGTCCTCGGTCAGTGAGTTTTGCTGTGCTGACCTCACCAAATC